TATTGAGAAAAAACAACTTTTTGCTTCATATTTATTGAAGAAGCGGGCAAGAAATGACTAAAGGCATAAGCGTAGTAAGTGGCTCAACTCATATTCATAAGATATTGAATGACGGAACTGTGAGTTTCAGCGGCTCTATTCAGATAACAGGTTCTTTGCTACCGCAAGGAGATGCAATAAGAACGATTGGTTCTCCACAAAATAGATGGAATGATATATATGCTCAACAAACAACTGTTGGTGCAGTATTTGAAACTGGTCTAACAACACAAGAACTTGCAGAATATCCAACAGGAACAGTTGTTGTTTGGGAAAATGGGAAAGCAATACCTTGCTATAAAAAAGAGGATCATCGTGTTGTTGGAGCAACACTGCACGGCAAAGAGCAGCCGATAATATTAGGCGCAGAATATGTTCTTGTTACTGGAAAAGTAAATGAAGGCGACTGGATCGTTACAAGCGACAAACATGGTCATGGATGTGCAGCAAAAATAAGAACAATTTTTGGAACAAAACGAGACTTATTTGGTAAAGTAATAGCACAAGCACTTGAAAATGTAGATGGAGAAAGTAATTTAATAAAATGCTTTATAAATAAACTATAGTTTTGCCCATGGTTATGGTAAGTTGTCAAAAATAAAACTATTTAGTTCAGTAAAGTGTATTTTAGGAGTATTTTTAATGAGCAGTTCAAAGCTATTAGAACAAGCAATAGTAGATGCACAAGCACTACGAGATTCAGCATATAAAAGTGCTCAAGCAGCACTATTAGAAAAATTTGCTCCACAAGTAAAAGAAGCAGTAGAAAAACTGTTAGAGCAAGACGAAGAAGATGAAATGAGTGCTGATACTCCATCGCCAACTGATGCTCTTGCTGGTGGTCAAAGTGACATGCCAACTGTTGATTTTGGTGGTGCTCCACCGGATGAATCAAATAAAGGTTATGTTGCTGGTACTGCCAGTGATATTCCACTCGCTGCAACAGATGGAGAAAAACTTTGTCCTTGTCCAGATGATGAAGAAGAAGTTTCATTAGAAATAAATCTTGCCGATCTTGCCGATCAATTACAAATAGGTGATAAAGAAGAAGAACCAGGTTCTATGGGATTAGAACAAACTCCACCAGCAATGGGTGGAACTGGTCTGGCAGAAAGTTTAGAGCTTGAAAGCATTGAACTTGAAGAAGATATTCTTGAAGAAGAAGAACTTGCCGAAGTAGATTTAGATGAAGCACTAAGCGAAATGGATATTCCAGGAAGTGAAGAGTATTCTTTTTACAAAGATCAGCAACAAGAACAGCCAGTTTTTGAGAAGTTCAAAGATGCACTAAAAGTAGCATTTGGCAAAGAGTTTGTTGATAAGCTTTCACCAGAAGAAATAAGCAATTATATGGATCGCTATGAAATGACTGATGATCCAAGTATGCCTCTTGTAAAAAAGAGCGAAGAAGAAACCTTTACACCAGGTTCCAGTGATGAACCTGCAGGTCCATTTGCAGCAACAGAAGAAAAGAAACTTTCTGCAAAACAACAAAAAATAGCCAGTGCTGCTCCTCCAGCAGATGAAATAACTGGTGCTGACTTTGCTGCTCTGAGGGCAGATAAAAAACAAATAAAAGAATCAAAAACAACCGAACTATTAAAAGCATCGCAAGTTCTCCTAAAAGAAGTTGAGAGCAAAGATGCAAAAATAAACAAACTCTTGGAAGAGAATAAATCATTCTCTTCCACCATAGAACAAATGTCTGTTGCATTCAAGAAACTTGAAGAAGTAAATCTACTGAATGCCAGACTGTTTTATGAAAATCAGATCTTGAAAAGCGCCTCCTTGAATGAGCGACAAAAAACACAAATTGTCGAAGCTGTTTCCAAGGCTGATTCTGTTAGTGAAGCAAAAACAATATATGAAACACTAATCAATTCAGTGGGTGGTCATGCAAAAGAAGAACGTTCACCAAAATCACTGAATGAAGCGATTAGTAAAAAGAGTTCATTCCGTTTGCCTCACAAACAAGCAGAACAACCAGTTGATCAAAATAAAGATCGTTGGTTGAGATTAGCCGGTATCAAATGATACCAAATATATTCACAGGAGTTATAAAATGTCAGTAATCAAAAAATTAACAGAAGGTATCGTAAAGCGTGACCTTGAAAAAGAAGGTGGCGCACTACTCAGCAAATGGTCAGACACAGGTCTATTAGAAGGTATTGGCGATGATCGCGCAAAAGCGAACATGGCTCGCCTACTAGAAAGTCAAGCACAAGAATTACTACGTGAAGCGAACACAATGTCAGGAGGTGATGTAGAAGGTTTCGCTGCGGTTGCATTCCCAATCGTTCGCCGTGTATTCGGTAGCCTAATCGCTAACGAACTCGTCAGCGTACAACCAATGAGTCTCCCAAGCGGTCTAATCTTCTTCCTTGACTTCCAATTTGAACGTGATCGTGGTGCAAACCTTTCAGGTTCTTCACTATTCGGTGGTGGTGTTGTTGGTTCACAACTCACTGGCGGTGTCAGTCTCAGCGGTCCAAATGCTGAAAACTCACTACGCGCTCTAAACCAAGGTTATTCACTACCAACCGGTTCTGGTAACGTAACAGTAAGTGCGGCAATTGCTTCCGGTACTTTCGGTGCTGGCGGCGCTCTTGACAAACTCTGCAAATTTGATGCTGATTTTGTCAGTGGTTCAACCACCGTAGCGGTATTCACTGTTCCAGTGGCGCAACTAACCAATCTTGATCGCAGTAGTCTTATTGCAATCAATGCAACACTACCAAGTGGTTCACTTGTTCGTCGTCTAACCTCCAAAACAGACTCAACCGGTCTTGTTGATGTTGGTGGCGATACCTACACCCATGTTCGCATTGTTGTTGCAAGTCTCAATGGCGCAGTAAGTGCTGCCGACCTTGCTACAAATGCTGGCAGTCGTGCTGCAAGTTGGCCAATTGCTGATGTTATTGGCAATGCCGGTCTTGATGCTCAAGGTGCAGTTGTTGCTTCACTTGTAACATTTGAAGGCGAAGCCAATATTCCAGAAATTGACATCAAAGTTGACAGTGTTGCTGTAACTGCCAAGACCCGCAAGCTCAAGGCAAAATGGACACCAGAACTTGGTCAAGACCTCAATGCTTACCACAATCTTGATGCAGAAGTTGAACTCACTTCAATTCTCTCAGAACAGATTGGTCTTGAAATTGATCAAGAAATGCTTGGTGAACTTGTCAAAGGTGCTACCGCTGCAACACTATACTGGTCACGTCGTCCAGGTAAATTCGTTGATCGTACAACTGGTCTTGCGATTGCCAGTGGTGTAAGTGATCCAAATGGTGCTGACTTCACCGGTAACGTCAGTATGTGGTACGAAACCCTCGTTGAAACAATCAATGATGTAAGTGCTGCAATTCACCGTAAAACACTTCGTGGTGGTGCAAACTTCGTTGTTTGTGGACCAGAAGTTGCCAACATCCTTGAGTTCACCAGTGGCTTCCGTGCCAATGTTGTTCATGATGATGCCAAGGGCACTATCGGTGCTGTCAAAGCTGGTTCACTCAGTAAGAAATGGGATGTCTTTGTTGATCCATACTTCCCACGCAACCTGATCCTTGTTGGTCGTAAAGGCAATAGTTTCCTCGAAAGTGGATTCGTATATGCTCCATATGTACCACTACAAGTTACACCAACCATCTTTGGTACTGAAGATTTCGTACCACGTAAGGGTGTCATGACCCGTTACGCCAAGAAGATGGTACGTCCAGACATGTACGGCTTGGTTGTGATCCAGGATCTCTTAGGTTGATCTTAAAATAAAACCTATATAAAGCAAGCCCCTTCACAGGGGCTTCTTTATTTGTTAGAATGTTTACTTATATGCAAGCAATCTATCAAATACGAAACAAAATAAATAATAAAATTTATATTGGAAGCACAAACAATATAAATAAACGATGGAATAATCATAAAAGTAAATTAAATAATAAAATACACGAAAATTCATATTTACAAGCAGCTTGGGATAAATATGGAGAAGAAAATTTTGAATTTTCTATAATTGAAGAAGTAAATGACCAAAATAGAATAGAAAAAGAAATTTTTTATTTGCAAGAAACAAAAAGTTACGAAAGAGATATAGGTTATAATTTTGATAAAAATCCTACAGATAAGAGTGGTAAAAACAATCCATTTTATGGAAAACAACATTCAAAAGAAACTAAAGATAAAATTAAACTAATAGCTAATAATAGAAGTGATGAACTTAAAAATAAAATGGGAGAGAAGAATAGAGGCGAAAATAATAGTTCTGCTAAATTGAATAAACAAATAGTAGAAGAAATAAGAAACTTATATTCACTTGGTAATGAAACATATAAAAGTTTATCAAGAAAATATGGAGTCGGTAAATCAACAATACAAGCAATTATAGAATATAAATCTTGGAAGCACATTTGAGCAAACTCGCCATGTTTCAGGCGGGTTTTCTTTTTGAACTATTCTAAAACTATTTATATTTGTTATGCTGATAATCAGCGGAGGAATAAACAATGTTTTTTTATAGTGAAGCAACAGGTTCATCTGGAACAACAGATCCAATTGAACCAACAGTTATACCAGATACTTATGATCCATACTTTGCAAATGTATCATTATTATTAAAAGCAGATGGTGCAAACAATAGTACAACCTTTGTTGATAGTAGTCCCAACAATCTTACTATTTCAAGATTCGGAGAAACTAAAATAAGTACAGTTAATAGCAAATACGGTAGTTCAAGTATTTATTTTGATGGCAACGGTGATTATTTGACAGTTCCTTCAAATAATAATTTGAACTTTGGAACAGGAAGTTTTACAATTGAAATGTGGATAAATCCAACAGTAGCATCAAATACTCAACAAAAATATCTTTTTGGCAAAAGAGCAAACGTAGCTTCCTATAATTGGATGGTCAGCCTTATGGATTATGTCAATAATTCTACTACTAGTAATAAATATAGATTATATTTTTACGCCTCATTCAATGGTACAAGCTGGGGAATTTCAAAATCATTTGTAGGTAGCCAATATATCAATCCAAACGTTTGGACACACTTAGCATATGTCAGAAATGGCAGTGATTGGAAGGCTTATATTAATGGTATTGGTTATTCATTAGGAACATCATCCGACAGCATTTCTTTTGATGCTTCAGCTTTTGGCATTGGAACAAATACTGGCGGTGCACCTTCTACAGCTAATAGTGCATACCGTGGATATATTGATGATCTAAGAGTGACAAAAGGTGTTGCAAGATATACAACAAACTTTACACCACCAAATTCACTTCACACAACTGGTGCCTGATAGAAGATGACAAATTTATAAACCCACCTGAAATATGGTGGGTTTTGTTTTTGAACTATTCTAAAACTATTTATAGTTGTTATGCTGATTTTCAGCGGAGGATTATATAAATGTTTTTTTATAGAGAAATAATGCAGAATATAATAAAAAATTGGAAACAAAAGCAGATTTTATCTGGTACTTTGGCAACAAACACATCTGACTTTTTTGGTAATTCTGTTTCAATGAATTCTGCAGGTGATCGTATCATTGTTGGTGCCGAGAGAGATGAAAGAATTAGTGGCGCTGATGCACAGGGTCTTGCTTATATATATGTCAGTGGAACTGGTGGGTGGACACAACAACATATTCTAAGTGGAACTTTAGCAATAGAATCTGATTTTTTCGGTGTTTCAGTTGCAATGAATTCCATAGGTGATCGTGCTATTGTTGGTGCATATGCCGATGAAAGAAGTGGCGGCAGCGGCTCTTCTGGTCTTGCTTACCTATTTGTAAGTGGTGCTGGTGGATGGACACAACAAAGTATTATAAGTGGAAGTTTAGCAATACAAGGCAGCGATCAATTTGGTTGGTCTGTTGGAATTAATTCCATAGGTGATTGTGTTGTTGTTGGTTCTGTAAGCGATGAAAGAAGCGGCGGTGCTACCAGCGAAGGTCTTGCTTATGTATTTGTGAGTGGTGCTGGTGGATGGACAGAACAACATATATTAAGTGGAACTTTGGCAACACAAGCCAGTGATAGATTTGGCTGTTCTGTTGCGATGAATTCCATAGGTGATCGTATTGTTGTTGGTGCAGAAGACGATGAAAGAAGTGGTGGCGCGGCCAGCGAAGGTCTTGCTTATGTATTTGTCAGTGGAACCGGTGGCTGGACACAACAACATATTCTAAGTGGAAGTTTAGCGGGTGTTAATGACCAATTTGGCAATTCAGTTGCAATGAATTCTGCCGGTGATCGTGTTATTGTTGGTGCTGAGCAAGATGAAAGAAACACAGGTGGTTTCTTACAGGAAGGTCTTGCTTACCTATTTATAAGCGGAACCAGTGGCTGGACTCAGCAACATATTTTAAGTTCAAGTTTAGCAGCCGGAGCCGATAACTTTGGTCATTCTGTTGCAATAAATTCCACAGGTGATCGTGTTATTGTTGGTGCTTATCTGGACGAAAGAAGTGGCAGTGTAGCTAATGAAGGTCTTGCTTATATATATGTCAGTGGAACTGGTGGTTGGACACAACAACATATTCTAAGTGGCACGTTGGCAACAGATGCAACTGATTATTTTGGTTGGTCTGTTGCAATGAATTCTACCGGTGATCGTGTTGTAGTTGGTGCTCGTCAAGACGAAAGAATTAGTGGTAGTGCCGGTGAAGGTCTTGCTTATGTCTTCAATGAAGAATAATCAGTAAGCATAGTTACCAACATAAACCCATCTGAAATATGGTGGGTTTTCTTATTTTGAATAACATATATATGATGACTATTTATAATAGTCTATAGGAGACACACATAAATGTCTGTTCCAGTTCTTACTCCAAAACAACAAACAAGTGCTATTATATTGCCAGCCACAGGAACATTTTCTAATGTTGTTTCCAATCTCCCGCTAGGCGTATACGCAGATAGCACTGATTTTATCAGTGGAGCAGTAGATCAAGTTGCTTATACCTATAAAATGATAGGTGGAGATGTTCTTGATATAGAAATAACTGAAGGTCAAATTTATGCAGCATATGAAGATGCTACACTTACCTATTCTTATCTTGTAAATCTACATCAAGCAAAAAACTCTATTGGCTCTCTTCTTGGTTCTCCCACCGGAACATTTGATAGCGATGGTGAAATAAAGAGTGGAAGTGCTCTTTTTGATCTTGTAAATCAAAATGGTTCTCTAAGTCTCGCTTATCCAATGTATGATATAACAGCAGTAAGAGATATTGCTGATGCTTTTTCACATGAAGCAGGTATTGGTGGAAGAATAGATATTTATTCTGCTTCTTTTGATGCTTCCCCAAATCAACAAGACTATGATCTACAAATGATAGTATCAAGTTCAGCAAGCGATTCAAGCTCTCCACTATTTGGTAAAGTAACTCCAGGCAATAGAATAACCGTAAAAAAAGTATTTTATAAGTCTGCCCGTGCAATGTGGAGATTTTATGGTTATTATGGCGGTCTAAATGCTGTAGGCAATCTTTCAACATATGGTCAGTATGCTGATGATAGCACATTTGAAGTTATCCCAGCGTGGCACAATAAACTACAAGCAATGGCATATGAAGATAATATTTATACTCGTATTTCTCACTATTCATATGAAATAAAAAACAATAAACTTCGTCTTTTCCCGATTCCCGACTCAACAGATATAAGAACCTTTTGGTTTGAGTTTGCCGTTGGAAGTGGAAATGGTTCAAATATTGGCATAGGAAACATTTCTGGCTCTTCTTATGTTGCTGCAGCCAATAAAGATCCAAGAATAGGTGGTGTAAACAACATAAATACATTACCTTTCTCAAATATACCATTTCAAAATATAAATGCCATAGGTAAGCACTGGATTCGTCGCTATGCTCTTGCGGTAGCAAAAGGTATGCTTGCCGAAGTTCGTAGTAAGTTCCAAACAATACCAATACCAGGCGAAAGCGTAACACTAAACGGCGCTGATCTTCGGGCACAAAGTAAAGAAGAAAAAGATTCTCTCAAAGAAGAACTATTAAAAATACTTGAAGATACAGACTATGCAATACTTGCTGAAAAGCGGACTGCTATGGCTGACAATGCCAATAAAACATTGGCAGCAATACCAAATATTATATTTGTTGGTTAGTTTATAAAGTGGTAATATAAATGGCAAGAAAAAAGAAAACAGATCAAAACAAATGGGTTCAGCCAGAACAACCACCTCCTCCTATGTTTTTAGGAAAAAAAGAGCGTGATCTTACAAAACAAGTAAATGATGAACTCATAGAAAGAGTAATAGGTCAATCTCTTATTTATTTTCCTATAAATGTTAAAAATAGTAACTTTCATCCACTTTATGGAGAAGCAATAACTAAAACATTTCTAAGACCAATAATAATAAAAGCTCTTGTAAAGATTGATCAAGACGAAACAACAACAGAAATATATGGTCTTGATAAAAGTGCTAAAATAGTTGTAAACTTTCACAAAAGAAGACTTACAGAAGATCAAGATTTGTATGTCAGAGAAGGTGACGTTGTATTTTACGGATTGAACTTTTATGAAATAGTGAAACTTGCAGAACCAAGAGCACTATTTGGACAAGTTCAACATAAAATGGAAATACAAGCAACTTGCGTTCGCGTAAGACAAGGTTTTATAAACGAGCCAATAGAGTTGTTGGAAATAAGAGAAAAAATCAGAATATCTGAAACTCAAGATTCTGGTGGTCTTGAAGAAATACTTACAACAACTCCAATAGAAGTAGCTTGCGGAGGAAAAATACAGATAATATCTGGTAAAAGAACAAGCTCCAAGAGAGCACAGTTCTTAGATTATGTAAACCATCCTCAGAACTACAAAGGTTGTATAGTGTATCTATCAGAAATAGATGAAGACGAAATATACGGTAACTTTGATCAAGTTGATAAGTTTTTTTTCAACGAAGGTGGCGTTTGGATAGAAAGTCCTCTTTTTACACTACCCTAATAGGAACACAATATGACTGATGATAAAACAGAGTATGAAAGAAGAGGCTTGGAAAAGAATCAAGTTTCTATAGAGCCTTCTACAATAGAAACAATAGATCTAGCTGTTTATGACTGGCTTGATAAAACAATGAACATCCATGCAAACACAAATCGTGGATGGAGAAAAGTTCCAGTTGTTTGGGTTTCTGGTGAACGTAGTCATCAGATAAAGTTTGACAAAAACCTTAGAGATGTAACTGGAAACTTTATCTTGCCAGTTATTGTTTTACAAAGAGAAAATATAATAAAAAGCTTATCTAAAAAAGGAACTTTTTATGCTAATGTTCCACCAGACGATTTTCGTGGTGGAGTTGTAACTGTTACAAAACAAATATCGCAAGAAAAGTCAAATAATTATGCTAAAAGCAATAACTATAAAAAAACAATACAATATAATGTAAAAGAAAAAAATGAAAAAGTTGTTTACGAAGTAACAAAAATACCATTACCAACTTATATTGATGTAAAATACATTATAACAGTAAATACAGAATATCAACAACAAATAAATGAAATAATACAACCATTTATGACTTACACTGCTGGAATAAACCATTTTATGGTTGCCAGAGAAGAACATAGATATGAGGCTTTTTTTGAAAGAGATTCAAGTTTTAAAAATGGCGGTAATATAACAAAGTTAGAACAAGAAAACAGAATGTTTACAAGCGACTTTTCACTAAATGTTTTGGGATATTTACTTGGTGCAGGTGCTAATAGTGAAAAACCAAAAGTTATCACAAGCGAAACCATTGTAGAGGTAAAGATACCAAGAGAAAAAGAAATGTTTGGTGAGAGCACAGAAAATGACAAGAAGAAATATTAGGCGTTTCTTTTGAAAGTGGCACCTACTATTTATTTATGAAATACATGGTATATAGGAGTATTCTATAATGAGTGGAGCAAATAAGTATCGTTTCGTTTCCCCCGGAATCCAAATAAAAGAGATAGATCGTTCACAGGTAAATAACCTGAATGACGCTGTTGGACCAGTTCTTGTTGGTCGCGCTCGTCGTGGTCCCGGCATGGTTCCAGTAAAAGTTCGTTCATATGAAGAGTTCGTTCAAATATTCGGTGAGCCTGTTCGTGGCTCAACCGATGGTGATATTTGGCGTGAAGGAAACCTAACTGCTCCAGCATATGCTACATGGGCTGCTAAAGCATACTTGGCAAACTCAAGTCCACTAACATTCGTTCGCCTAATGGGTTCTGAACATCCAGAGGCTAATGCACAAGGTGCTCCAGGTTGGAAAACTGATAAAACAATATCAACAACAGTAGCCGATAACGGTGGTGCTTATGGTTTATTCGTTATACCATCTGGCTCTTCAAGTGTAACTGGCGCTCTTGCTGCTATATTCTATGTTGATGCAAGTGCAAGTCTTGCTCTTGTTGGTCAAAACCCATCAGGAACAATGACAACCGGTTCAGCAACTCTCATCAAATCAATCGGCAACAACTTTGAGTTCCGAATGAAAGTTCTCAGTGGTGCAACAGTAAATGATGCAGCCATACTTGATACATCATTCAACTTTGATAAAAACTCTGATAAATATATTCGTAAAGTTTTCAACACCAACCCAACACTTGTAAACTCCGCTATTACATCGGTTGATAATAGTGAAAAATACTGGCTTGGCGAAACATTTACTGACTTCCTAACAGATACAGTTGCTACAACTTCTTCATACGCATTTATTGCTGGTCTAAAGAGCACAACTGCTGATCTCGGTGATTTCCAACTTGCAGCACAACCAGCAAAAACTGGTTGGATCTTCTCTCAAGATCTAAGCACAGTAACCAGTTCATATAATCCACAAAATATGAGCAAACTGTTCCGCTTTGTTGCTCTTGGTGGAGAAGGTTCTGGTGATTGGAATCAACGCTCACTAAAAGTTGCAATAAGAGATATCAAATACTCACCAACACCATTTGAAAAATATGGTTCATTCACTGTTGAAATCCGTTCAACTGGCGACTCTGATTCACAACCAGGTGTTTTTGAAGTATTTACAAACTGTAATCTAAATCCAAACTCAGAAAACTATGTTGCCAAGAGAATAGGCGATAAATATCTTGAGTGGACAGACGATCTTGCAACCGGCGAAAAGAGACACAAAGTATTTGGAAACTATGACAATGTTTCTAAACTTGTTCGTGTTGAAATGAACTCCCTTGTTGAAGAAGGTGGTGTTGATCCAGAATCACTACCATTCGGATTCCTTGGTCCAGTCAAATATAAAGCAGTAACAATAACAAGTGGTTCAGCAATAACTGGCACCGACTTACTAAAAGCAGTTGGCAGAATACCATATGCTCCAGCAGGAACAAATGATACCATTGACATGACTGGTATTACAAATCTTACTGCCTCAGTAGTATTCCCAGAACTAAGAATGCGTGTGTCAAGTTCACAAGCAGGCGTTCTAAATGACCGCGATACATACTTTGGTGTAGTTAGCAATGTTGCAACTCGCGCTCAGTTCAATGAAGAGTATGTTGATCTTGTAAGAGTCAAACCATTCAACCTTGATACATTTGTTCCAACTGGCTCTCTCACCGAGTTCTCAACTATCTTCACTCTTGATGATGTAAATGAAGTCTCTGGTGCTGTTGGCAAATACTTCTGGCAAAATGGTAGTCGTGTTGCTGGTGGTTCTATAACCGCTGTAAGTGCTTCATATCGTTCGCTACTTGACAAAGGTGTAGACAAGTTTGTTATGCCAATGTTTGGTGGTTTTGATGGTCTAAATGTAAAAGAAAAAGAACCATTTGCCAACCGTGTTCTTGGTGTAACATCAGAGCCAAGATCAAACTATGCTCAATATAGTTTAGAGAAAGCACTTGATATGGTTAGCGATCCAGAAGTTGTAGAAATGAATCTACTAACTGTTCCAGGTGTAACAAACACAACTGTAACCAATAAAGTTCTTGATGTAGCTAAAACAAGAAACGATACTCTTGCAATAGTAGACATTGAAGGTGGATATCAGCCAACAACTGAAAATGCAAATCCAGAAAGAAGTCGTGTTGGTAATGTCAACACTGCAGTAACCAGTATCAAATCAAGAGCACTAAACAATAGTTTTGGTTGCGCTTATTATCCATGGGTTTCCATTGATGCAGGTGGTGGTATACCACTATGGGTTCCACCAAGTGTTGTTGCTCTTGGAACAATGGCAAGCAGTCAAGAATCAACTGCTGTATGGTTTGCACCAGCAGGCTTCAATCGTGGCGGTCTAAGTAACGGTTCATCAGGTCTAAATGTTCTTGATGTTCGTGAAAGACTAAGTCTCAAACAGCGTGATGCGCTATATGAAGTGAATGTAAATCCAATCGCTTCATTCCCAAGTGAAGGTATTGTAATATTCGGTCAAAAGACCCTACAAGCAACCGCTTCTGCTCTTGACCGTATCAATGTTCGTCGTCTTGCTATCTATCTCAAAGACAGAATCGGCAAGATTTCAAGAGGCATCCTATTTGATCCAAACTTACAAGTTACTTGGGATCGTTTCCTTGGAGAAGTCAATCCACTTCTTGCTGATACAAAAGCGCGTTTTGGTCTAAGTGATTACAAAGTTGTTCTTGACAGCACAACAACAACACCAGACCTCGTAGACCGCAATATAATGTATGCCAAGGTTTATATCAAGCCAGCCCGTGCTATTGAGTTTATTGCTATAGACTTCATTATCACAAATACTGGTGCAAGTTTTGACGAGTGATATATTTAGTAATATAACCGATAAAGAGGAAATATAACAATGAGTTTAATATGGACAAATGCTGCTCTGGAACCAAAACGCAAGTTTAGATATTTGCTAACATTTGGTAAATTTACTGATGTAAAGTTTCTTGCACAAACATGTGATCGTCCAGGTCTAAAAGTAGGTGCAACAGAACATAAATATTTTGATAAAACCTATTTTCATCCAGGTCGTGTAACTTGGGAACCAAATCCTCTTAGTATTAAATTAGTTGATATACAAAATAAAAACGATCCATTGGGAAGTAGCGGCGTAGATACGAATACAAGCTTATTGTCAATATTTGCTCAATCAGGTCTTCAATATTTTTCAGCAGATGGTGATTTTAGAACAATCGGTAAGGCAGCCGCCGTTGGTGCTCTTGGCGATGTAAATATCTATGTTTTAGATTCGCAAACAAATTCAGCAACTGGTGCTTCTCCCGCAGATGACGATTTAAGAATTGGCGCTACATCAGTTTGGGCTGAACATTGGTTACTTAAAAATGCATGGCTTGAAAGTATTAAACCAGATAGTTTAGATTATGGAGCAGAAGATATTTTGACTGTTACAATAGCAGTTAGATACGATTTTGCAAAATTTGAAGATGCAAAACAAGTTAATCCTTTAAAAGTGACTTGATATAGAGGTGATAAATGAATGATAGAGACAATGAACGTAGACTGCAAATAGCAGGCGAAGATCCAGTCTCTACAAATATGGTTGCCAGCGGCGGGCTAAAGTCAAAGTTAGACTTAGCCTTTGCCGCTCCAACTCTTTTTGTAGAACTGCCATCAAAAGGCAAGTATTATAAAGCAGGAAATGCTTTACATGGAAGAGAAACTTTAGAAATAAAGTTTATGACAGCAAAAGAAGAAGATATTCTTACATCAAAAGCACTTATCAAAAAAGGCGTTGTTCTTGATCGCCTTCTTGAAAGTGTTATGATAGATAAGTCTGTTAATGTTGGTGATTTATTGGTCGGAGACAGAAATGCTCTGCTTATAGATGCCAGAATAAGTGGTTTTGGAAGCAAATATATAACAAGCGTTGCTTGTCCTGCTTGCAATACAGTTTCAAAACATACTTTTTTACTTGATGAAAACAAAAAACTAAGTGATGGAACAATACCAGAACATCTTTGCAATAGTGTAAAGCATATTGAAGATAAAATATTTGCTATTACACTACCACAAACAGGTGTAACGGTAAATATTCGTCTTATGACTGGTAATGATGAAAAGGCTGTATTACAAATAAGTGAAGCAAATAAAAATGCTGCTGTTGATAATAGTAATACACAGCAACTCAAGTTGCTTATTGAATCTGCTGAAGGTGAGAAGGATAAAAATCTCATATCTAAGTTTGTTGATATTATGCCAGTTCGTGATTCACGATTCTTGAAAGAAGCATATAAAGCAATAACCCCAAATGTTGATCTAACTCAACACTTTGAATGTAAAGCCTGTGACTACAGTGCGGACATGGAGGTTCCATTCAATTTGGAATTTTTTTGGTCTAAGTGATGAATACATTGAAAGTGTATATGAGATGTTTTTTGCTTTGAAATATCATGGAGGATGGAGTTTCACAGAAGCCTACAACTTACCAATACCAATACGAGACTGGTTTGTCAAGCGTTTGGTGAAGCAAAAGAAAGAAGAAGCAGAGCAAATAGAGAAAGCATCCAGGGGTAAATAAATATTATATCTTGCTACTAAATAATAATGTAGCAAGATATTTTTATTTGGGAAACATTTATAAATGGCTGAAATAGATGATCTAAAAAAGCGCATAGAAGAACTTGAAAAGGAAAAAACTTCAAGAAGAACTTCTGAAGAAGCAAATGCTGTTGCTGAAGCAACTCGTCGTGCGGCCATGAGTGCTGAAGACCTAAGTAAAGCCACAGAAACTGGCGCACAAAATTATAAAAAAATAGATGAAAATATTAAAACTATAGCAAATAATAAAAAAATAATAATCGATTATGAGCAGATAGAAAGTGAACTTGGCGAAGAAAAGCTAAACAGACTAAAAGAAGAGTTTAGAATAAATCAACAAACCTTGTTGCAACTCTTGCAACAACAAAATGGAAGAATAGGCGAAAACGAAGAACTTGATAAAAAAATAGAACATCTTGAAAAAATAACAAGATTACAGGGCAAACAGATACAAGATGCCAATAAAGAAAAAGAAATAAAAGAAAAAACACTTTCAGTTACAAGACAACTTGGAGAAGAACTAAAGAAACAAGTAGAAAATACAGAAAAACATATCATAGAACTTAGCAAGCTAACTGGCGGTTATGAAGGTATGTTTGGCATGGTTTCAGAAGCATCAGCACTTATTGCCGCAAATACTCTTGCGACTGGCATAACCATTGAGCAAGGAAGAAAGGCATTTAGTGCATTAGCAACTGACTTTTTGAATCTTCGTTCATATGGTGCTGATGCAGCGGCAAATATGTCTGTTGTTGCAGCACAAATGGAAAAAGTAGGTATAAGTGGACAAATAGCAGGAAAAACATTTGATAGCCTTGTCAATGCAATGGGCAAAACTCCTGTTCAAGCAGGAAAGATACAAGAAAGTTTTGTTCAAATGGCTGCTAAAAATCGTCTCGCTCTCAACTCAGTAACACAAGCATTTGGCGAAAATTCAAGCCGTTTTGTAGGCTATGGCGAACAAATGACAAAAGTTCTTGATGGACTTGCAGAACAGTCTTTACAAACCGGTATTGCAATAGGAAAACTTGTTGGAATAGCACAAGGTTTTGATACATTTGAAGATGCCAGCAGAAAAGTTGGCAATCTAAATGCGCTTCTTGGTGGAGATTATTTTAATAGTATAGAGTTATTGACTGCTAGCGATGAAGAAAGAATAAAAATTCTAAAAGAAGGCATTGCTGCAAGTGGAATACAATTTGAAAGCATGAATCGTTTAGAAAAAATGGCTATTGCTAACGCTGCTGGTATTAGCGATCTAAACGAAGCATCAAAACTATTTGGTCAAACATCGCTACAAAATACAAAACAACAAGCAGAAGCAGCAGAAGTTCAAAAAACACTTGCCGAACAAGCACAAAGTGCAAGTTTAGCAATGGATAAATTGAGAAGTATGTTCAATGGACTTATTATAGCAATACAACCAATAACAACTGCTCTTATGTTTATGGTTGATATATTGTCCAAAGTTGTTCAAGGAATAAATTCTGTTGCAGAAACTTTCACAGGAAGTAGTAAGGCAGCAGCACTTATAACATCTTCTTTGGTTCTTGTAATATATCGTTTTAGTGTTCTTGGTAGAGTGATTGGTTTTGTTGCCAAGGGTATAATGGGTAGTTTAGTATCTGCTTTTAGTTCTCTTACTGCTTCTGCTCCTGCTGCTGGTGCTTCTGTTGGTGGTGCTATAGAAACAGTAGGTAAGGCGGCGAAATCCGTAACTAAAGAGATACTTTACCTTGGAGGTGCAATATTTTTAATTGGCGCTGGCATAGGTATTGCAGCACTTGGTTTTTCTAAACTTGTTCTTGCCTTCAAAGAACTTGGTAGCGAGCAAGCATCATCCGCAATGTGGTCTATTATTGCAATAATGACTGGATTTACAATAATGGTTGTTTCACTTGCAGCAGTTGCTTATTTTGCCACACCTGCCATAGCCGGATTAGCAGGTGCTTTTTTGGCTCTTGGTGGCGCTGTTGCTCTTATTGGTGCTGGCATAGGTATTGCTGCGGCAGGTATTGGTTATATGGTGGATAATATGGCTGATCTTGTTGATTCTTTTTCTAAACTAAATGCAGATGAAGTAGGTAAGTTTACTTCTCTTTTCTCCGATGAAAATATAAAACAAGTTGAAAAGTTTGCCGAAGCAATAAGCAAACTAAACGATCCATTCAATACTCTCAATAATAACTTGAAGTCTATTGTAACAAATCTTACTACAATGGTTCCCGATATGAGCCTACAAGTATCTGCTACTCCTGTAAGTTTAGCAACTGCTGCAGCAGGTTTAGAATCAGTTACAAATACAACAAACTCTGTAATAAACAATACAAGAAATACTTCAGCACAAACTCTTATACCAGCACAACAAACAACTGCTTTTGTTCCTCTTGTTGTTCAAATAGATAAAAAAACAATAATAGAAATATTAAAAGAAGATGTAAAGAACATTGCTAAAGGTGAAGCACTTGATACTCTTGATGCAGTTGGTGTAACTCAATCAGCATTTTATGCTATAAACAGAGTTTCAAATCCATAAGGCTAAATAAAAATGACAATAAATCCGCCAAATACAAACGATAAAGCAAAAGTTATCATAACTTCCTTGATAACGGGAGAGCCAATATCATTTTTTCCTTATGATTTTGAGTTTGATGATATTTTTAGACCAGAATGGGGAACATATGATGGATTTGGCAGAATGGACCCTGTTATGACATACAAAAGAACTTCCAGAACTGCCACGCTTAGTTTCAATGTTGTTGCTGAAAACTCACAACAAGCACAAATTAATTTTAGTTCTCTTCAAAGACTGATACAAGGTCTTTATCCAAGATATAAGTCTCCAAGTTTTGTTGGTAATACTGGCGATTTGGAAGAAAAGAAGAAACAATTATCAGAAGATTTGTCGGCTATTAATAACATTCGCGTAAATAATATAGACGACCCAATATCGGACTTGATAAATACAACAATAAAACAAGAAATTCAAACAATAGAACAACAAATAACTAACATTAATGCGAATGCCGCAGAACAAAATTCACTTGTAGAAACATTTGGTATAGGTGTTATTGATCGTTCACCATTGTTCAAAATAAGTTTTATGAATCTTCTAAACAGTGACCAATATGTTATAGCAGTAACTAACTTCAAGCACAAAATGAAGTTTGACGCTGCAGATACATCGCTTGATTTAAATGGCAAAGCAATACCTGGTGAGTTTAATATAAGTATGTCATTCACAATACTCCACACATATGTTCCAGGCAAGCAACAAAATTATAACTAACACTTGGTAATAAAAAATGAGTATAAATAGATACAATAATAGAAGAATAAAATACAACCAAAGTGAACTAATACAAAAAATATTAGATATAAAAAATATTGACGGTATTAGACATTATGTTTCACCAACATTAAAAATACCAACTTATTTAGATAGAATAAATATAAAAACTGTTGGCTTGGTGTGGAAAAGAGGAGATCGTCTTTCAAAATATGCTGAAAGATATTATTTAGATCCTCAACTTTGGTGGGTTATAGCAATGTATAATAATAAACCAACAGACGCTCATTTTACAATAGGTGATGTATTTTATATACCCACAGATCTAAACAATCTTTTTCAATTTGCGGAAGTGTGATATATGAGCGAAGAAGATCAAAAGCAATATTATCGTAGAATATCAGATCAAGCAACACTTATTCAAAATATTGATAAGTTGCGAATATCTCAGTTTAATAATACTGTATCGGTAACAGAAACCTATGTAAATCCACCAAATAGTGTTTATGTTACTGGTTTAGAAATATCAAGTGCAGATAAAAAAGAAGTAGATGGTATATCTGTAAACAAACTTTATAACTTCGAAAAATTTATAGAAGAGTATAACAAACTTGGCCCTGCCTCACTTTCTCTTTTGAATCCATATATTGAAATATATAAAATATATGAAGATGGACTTGAAAATGTTATACCTTTTAATAACTTTTTTCCCAAATCAGCATTAGACGCTATTACATCTGGAAAATCAGACCGTGGCTATCAAGCAAATATACAAAGTGTAAAAATAGCTTCACAAGGTAAAGATACAGCTACAGCATTTATTTATACAGTTCAAATGAACTTTATTTTTGATTCAGTTCAAACTCTTTTCAATGATAACTCTCGCTATATAGAACTTTTCAACCCTCCTAAAAAACTGAAATATAAAAGAGGCGATGGAGATCAAAAGTATTATCAAATAAAATTGAAGTTTGGCTGGAAAATAGACCCCCCAGAACAAATACTGAATAACAACTTGAACCCAGTTTCTGTTAAAGAATTTGCCAATTCATCTGGCAGTGAAATATTTTTGAACTATATAAAACATAATATTGGTATAAATGAAGATGGTTCTGTAACGCTAATGGTTGAATACGTTGGTTCTCTTGAAATGGAAGCAAGAAACCCAAATAAATTTTCAGTATTGTCCGATGAATCAATAGAAAATCTAAAAGAAATACAAGAAAAAATAGATCTTATTAGTGAGTCATTAAAAGATAAAGGTCTAAAACACGAACCTGTATATAAAGATGATGGTTCAATTGAAAAAGTAAAAATACTTGATAATGACGGAAAAGAAATAGAAAAACCAAGAAGCGAAGCAACAGAACTTGAAAGATTGTATGCAGATAAAAAAAAGAATGAAGGAAATAATGAAAAAAACTTCAAAGAAGGTATAATAAACAATATATTAAAACAATTTGGCAGCGATTTACAGCAAGGACTAAACTATGCAGGTAAATTTCCAGTTTTTTTAATAAATGAAAATATATATCTTCAAAAAAGACAATTACTTGAATCAAGTGGAGTTGGTCCACTAGAAGCCAGCAATAAACAACAACAAATAATAAAACTTGAAAATATAGAGTCTAATACAAAACTTGATACAGGTTTTACTTTTGATAAATTCTCTGAAAATATTGACACAAAAAACTACCTAAACAAACTTGAATTTCCCGAATCGGCTACCACAATAGCAGGAAATTTGCTTGGTGGAGAAAAAGTTGGCTTACGGTCTGATCAAAAATATTATAGAATACCATTTTTTACATTTCGTAACTTATTAAAGTCACTTCAAGCCTTATATGGTAAAGATAATAAAGAAAGTGAATTTATTATACTTGGAACTGAAATATTTATTTCCAGTTTCAAAACAGGTGAACTAATAGACCCAAAAACTCTTAGTGAAAATTCTGAATATAAAATCATGATTGATAATGGTCTTAGCCTTGGTAAAGGTAATGTGGCACTTATAGAAAGTAAACTCAAACAAATAAACATTTTAGATATTCCAATAGCACTTTCAACATTTAAATATTGGTTCAACAAAAACATAAGTTCTCAAAACTTGACACAAATGAGTTTGATGACATTTTTGAATCTTTGCATAAATGAACTTCTTGTAGCGTGTGTAAACCCAGTAAACAATGAATATGTTCCAAAGCAAAATATAACTTTTAAAATATCAATGGATAAAATATCAATTGATAAAAATAGTCCTTTATTAGCAAAAATAAAAGATAATCAAAATTCTTATAAAAACATATCTTTGGGAGGTGGTGAAACACTTGTTAGCACAGAACAAACAACCAAGCAAAGCGATATTATAAAGAAAAATATTATACTATTTTATGCCGCTCCAAAACATAATACAAGAGTTAGCAATATAGCAAAAGACATTAAAGATGGTATACCTCATTTCTTTTATGGACAAAATAAAGGGATTGTAAACAAGATAAACTTTCGTGAAGAAAATATACCATTTTTCAAAGAAGCAAATATTCAATCACAAGTTGATAGAAAACCATGGCGACCAGGTGTGTTTCTTAGAGGAAAATACAATGTAACAATAGAAACTCTTGGAACTGTAAACTTTCGTGTTGGTAGTATGATATATGTTTCTCCTTCCTTTCCCGGAGTTCTAAATACGGCAGAGCCAATACAATATGGTATTGGTGGTTATTTTATCATAGTATCAATAAGTACACAAATAGAGTCAGGTAAATATATAACAACACTTGAAGCAAACTGGGTTGCAACAGGAACTGGAGAATATACCGATCTAAGTCACCTACCTTTCAAAGTTGTCACACTTCCAAAACCACTAGCAGATATACAAGCAGAACAAGAAGCGGCGAAAATAAGCACTCCACAATCTATGGAGAAAACTGAATCAAAAAATGCTGAAAGCCCTAGTGTTAGACGGGGTTCAATATGAAAATAAAAAACACAGACAACAAATACCTAAAAAGTATAAACGACACAGCAACGCAGACAAAATATTTCTCAGATGATCCGTTGCATTCCATAATACCGCAAGCAAACAACAAGTCAAATGCTTTGTCTATGTATTTGAATAGACTAAACTATGAAATACAGTTTGATCGTGTTTTGCCAGTAATGTCACTCAAACCAGAAAACTTCAAAGACTTTATATATACAGATCAGCTATATGGTAAAATAAATACAAATAGTGATATTATCAATATAAACGAACAAGAACTGAAGTCTTTATCTGCAAAACAAACACTTAGCCTTGTTGCTCCTGCAGCCGATGCTTTCAACGAACTTTTCGTAAGGCACAAAAATCTGCTTGACAAGCAAGTTATAGATAGTAAAAGTGTGTTTGCTGACATAACCCCTCAAAAAGCTTTTATATCACCTAACTTGCAACATAATGAATATCTAAATGTTTATTTTAATAACTTTTATAACTTTATAAACGAAAACGATCTAAATAAAAAAATAACTGATTTTCATAGTTTTATAAAGTATTTTATAGTCTTTTATAATACAAGAGAAAGAATAATAAACAGAACTACATTTATAAAAACTAAAATGTGTAGTCCTCTCACTACTGGACTTGTTGTAGAAATAGCAGATCACAAACATGGCGACGATAGAGAAGTTTACACAAAATATATTCAAGATCCTTCTTTCCCAATATTTGACACCCTCACAAAGCAATATGGGTTTGTAATGGATAAACACTCTCCATGGAGACTTGTATTTGACATTGCCGGCGCTAATGCACAACCTTATTTGGTTAGATACAATATATCAAGCACAGAAGAGTATTTCAATCAGTTTTATTATTACACTGACTATTTCAACTATGAAAACTTAAAAATAAACTTACTAAACTTGTATAACTTTATTGTAAAAGAAAAGCCAATATTTAGAGATGTAAAAACAAAGTCAGTAAATGGTAAAGTGTGTATAAGTAAAGTTTTTATAGAAAGAAACTTTATTATATATGACGATCTGTTCCAAAATATATCAGAAGAAGATATGCTAAAAATATATGCATACACTATTTGTTGTGAAAATAACATGATCTCAACACAAACTCAGTTTGAAACACTGTTTGCTGAAATGATGACAATAAAAAGATATTTCAATGATTTTGAAGCATTTGATTTTCTAAATAAACAAAGAAAAGAACTCAGTCAAACAGGAACAAACACTTTCACAAAGAACTTTTTCTGATCTTGACTTCTTCCACAGATCGCGATAGGTTTGTGGCACTATGACTTTTTTGACCCTTGATGATAAAGAAGAATGCGTTGGCTACTACCATGATGGAAAACTGGTGTTTGGTGAACCGATACCACAGCACTTGGATAAAACTTGGAAGTATCACACTTATCTAAAAAATAAAAACATCAAATGCGCCAACATCTTTGTCGCCGGCAAAGAATACGATGAAGTATGTCCAGAACATCTCCAAGAAGAATGGAAGGCTCTAAACACAAAAGCAAAAGCATTTATTCGTAGTTTTATTGAATCAAAAGTTTCACTAAAACAAAACTGCTTTTTTGATCTTGTTCCGCAAAAGTTTTTAGCAGATTATTGTGAAATAAAGTGTCAAATATCAAACTGGGTATTTGAAAACATCCCAGAACCACAAGATTACCAGTTCAAACTGGAGCTTGAAATGTTGATCACTGAAATGCGAAAGCAAAAAATAAGTTTTGATGAAGAAGAAATAAAAAACAACTTACATGATATAAAAACAAAAGAGTTTTATCAAACTTACGGTCAAAAAGACAACTATATCAATTATAACCAGTTTTCTTCAAAGACTGGCCGGCTAACAACAGAAGAAAAAAGTTTTCCTATTCTAAATCTATCAAAAAATTTGAGATCATATATCAAAGCAGATAATGACTTTTTGTTAGATATTGATTATAACGCTGCCGAGGTGCGTGTATTTCTCGCATTAGGCGGCGCAAAACAGCCCACAAGCGACATTCATGAGTGGAACATGGATAAGTTTGGGTACAGCACCAGAACGCTTGCTAAAAACGATTTTATCTCTTGGTTATATGGCAAGAAAAACGATAGAGAAGCAGAGTTTCGTAAATATTATAACGCAGACAAAATAAAAAGCAAATATTGGGATGGTAATAGCGTTACAAATTATTATGGCAGAAACATACAGGCAGATGATTTCCATGCAATAAATTATATGGTTCAAAGCACAACAGCAGATATGGCGTTACGACAAGTGTTGAAGATAAATGAAATATTAAAAGGCTATGAATCAAAAATAAAAATGGTTATACATGACAATATTGTTATTGATATGAAAAAAGAAGAAAAACACCTAATAAAAAGTATTGTTGATACTTACAATAATACAGACTTTGGTAAGTTCAAGTCTTCTATAAGAATAGGTAAAAATCTTGGAAATATGAGGAATATACTATGATATCTGTTGTAGGTATTGGTGAGTTTTGTTCTAAGCTTGCCAATGGTTTGTCAAAATATAGCCAATATAATGTTTATACAGTAGCAGATAGCAAACTATCAACAAACTGTCTTGTAGTGAAGTCACTTGACAACGCAGAACAATATGAAAAGGAATATTCCGAGTTTGCTTGGAGTTCTCTTGTAAAAGACAGTAATACTGAAATATCGGTAATAGTGGATGGATCGGAAGCAGTAAGTGGAGTTGTTCTTGCTCTTTTAGAAAAGTTTAGAGATAGAAAAATAAATGTTTATTATGTCAAGTCAGATCTTGAACTGATGGGAAACATAGAAAAACTACAGCATAAAGTGTGTTTTGGTATACTACAAGAATATGCCCGTTCTGGTTTGTTTGAAAACTTTATTTTATTTGATAAAACAAAACTGGAAAATATGTTGAATAATGTCAGTATTTTAGAAATAGAAGAAGAAACAGCAACTCTTATGAATTCAACATTACATTATGTAAATGTTTATAGTAACTTGAAGCCAATGATGTCAAACAATGTATCAATGAGTGATATAACAAGAATACAAACCATTGGACTATCAGAAATAGGCTCTCTTGATATCAACTGGTTTTATGATCTGGAAAATATAGAAGAAGTTATATATTATTTCGCTATAAACTCTGATACTCTCAAAAAAGAAAAAAAACTGCTACAAACAATAAAAAATCAAGTAAAAGAAAAACAAAAAGAAAACAACATAAAAGTCAGTTTTAGTATTTTTGAAACAAAATACAGCCAAAACTTTGTATATTGTGTAGGAAAAACAAAACATATCCAGCAGCAGCAGACGGCTTGACAGGTGATCTGATCGGTGCTATGATGCCTCACCATCACCGAACAACCGCTGGTTGCAGGTGCTCTAACAAAGGAAACAAAATGTCAAAAGTAACAGTAAATCGTCGTGGTCCCGTAGGAAATGCTGGTCGCGTAACACTTTCTCATCTTCGTGCTGGTGAGACTTTCCGTTTTCCACGTTCAGCCCCAGGAACCGTATATCAACTACTGACTATCTCAAACCGTTCTGTTGACGAGGGATTTGAGGGAGTAGATGCTTTTATGTTTGCTAATGTTGCTACCGGACAAGTCTATGTAGCAGAGGATAGCCGAACTGTTGTTCCAGTTGACTGTTCTCTAACTGTTCGTGAGCGTGTAAATGTTGAACCAACCCGCTCATCACGTTCAAACCGTTCTTCATCTGCTCGCTCAACTCGTTCTTCAACTACTCGTTCAAGCCGTTCATCAACCACTGTTCGTGCTACAAAGCGTCGCTCACGTCGTTGATAAAAAATACATAGGTATTGGGCCGAGAAATCGGCCCTTTACTTTTTTATGAGACAGTGATAAAGTAGAAACAGTCAATATTGAAAGTTATTAGATAATCTTATTGACAACATGATTGGCTTTGTTTGTGCCAACATTTACGGTCTTCTCAACAATAAGTTGATGAGCCACAAGGAGTAAGTAAAATGGGTATTGATATTCGCGCTATGCAAAAAAAACTTGAAAAACTCAACAACAAGGGTAAGTCAAGTTCAGAGTCTGCTTTCTGGAAGCCAGATGATGGTATTCACGAAGTTCGTGTTCTACCAACACCAGATGGTGATCCATTCAAGGAGTTTTGGTTTCATTATAATGTTGGAAACCAAAGTGTAATGTGTCCAAAGCGTAACTTTGGAGAGGATTGTGCTGTTTGTGAGTTCGCCACAAAGTTGTTCAAGAGTGGTGAGCCAGATAGTGTTGCTGCAGCAAAAGAACTTTTTGTTCGTCAGCGTTTTCTATCTCCTATCCTTGTTCGTGGAAGTGAAAAGGATGGAGTAAAAGTTTGGTCCTACTCAAAGACTGTATATGAAGAACTACTAAAAACAGTTCTTGATCCAGACTTTGGAGATATTACAGATCCAGAAAATGGTTTTGATCTAAAAGTAGATAAGGGCAAGAAAAATGGTGCTCGTTATTCAACCATGACAGTAAAACCCAAGCCAAAGTCAACACAAATGTGCAAGGGTCTTGGTAGTCAAGAGTGCAAAGAACTACTTGATAGTGTTCCTGATCTATCAGCTATCTTTACACGAATGTCTCCACAGGAAGTTCAAGCAGCACTTGACAAACATCTGGCAGAACCAGATGAAACAAGTGTTGGTGTAGAAAAAGGTGGTGGCGTTGAAAATGCTGTTGACGCCGCTCTACGCGAGCTTGATCTTTGATACAGTTTAGTGCTTGACATGGGCGACCAAAGAGGGTAAAATCTCTTTGGTCGTCTTCTATTTGCAGCATAACTATTTCAAGGAGAAAAAAACAACATGGCAAAACTAAAAGAAGTAAAAGCGGGAAAAGTAGATGTAGCCGAACTACGAAAAGCACTAAACAGCA